CATTTATTAATTGAGATCTAATAAATGACGCTGTTGGGAATGCATTGCTCGCAGTTACAGAAGTCAATGGTGCAAAATATGATCCATGTCCATAAGGTATATCTGATGACATGAATGGCTCATCTTCATTTAATTCAACTCTAAAATATTTACTTTTAGCTGAATAATCCCCCACGATATTTACTGCAACATCTCCATCAACAACAGAAAATACTGTATATTGATCTCCAATTTTTCTAGCAATAAAATTTGGTGAGGTGGAATCTAAATTAACTTTAGTAAATACCTCCAATGGAGTTGGATTTAATTGATCAGCTACAGTTAAAGAATATACTTCAACATCAAATTCGCCCCAATCTGTACCTGCAACTTCTCCAGGAAATTTAATATTAGATATTACCGAAAATACATCAGTAGCTCCTGCATTAAATGCTTTAAATCTAAATAGATTTTTTCCAGTCGAATTTACTATATACGGACTTATTGGTTCCGAATATGCTTGTGAAGACGACACGTCAATGCTATTTGCAATTTTAAGCATACCAATTTGGCTTGAAGTAGTTTCTGTTTGTGCTGCCAAACTAGTTTGTGAATCGGTATAATTCATATATAAATATAAAGCTTGTGTTGTATTTGTCGGATCTGTTGAAAATACATTTTTAATATAATATCTACTAGATGGGTTCAATGAAGCTGAATAATATACTGAACCAGATGATAGTACGAAATCCATTCTAGAAATGGAAGGCGGTGTTCCAGCCGGGGTTGATATCGTCCAACTAGATGCTGCTTTACTACTATCAGTTGGGGCAAGTACTGCTACAGGAGATACGCTCGATGACAACGATGAACTATTATTGCTATATCCTATTACCAACACATCTGATTTATACCCACTCATCCCGCATGTTCTAACTACAGTAATTGTACCGGAATTTTTTAAATAATTTTTTACTGTATATGGGACGTAACTTTTCCCATCAGCATCACCGAAAACCTTTACAAAATTATCATAACTATCTATTACAGTAGGTGCAAATGCTGGTCCTTTTGCAGTTGGTCCAATAATTGCAGCCCCGATTGTTGAAACACCTTGTTGTAAAAACGATTGATCATTTTCTCTCGTAAATACACCAGGTGCCACTATTCTTTCAGCCATACTTTTTCTCCATTAAGTGTATAAAATACATTGTTATTTATTAGGCGTAAATTCCATAGTTTTAGTATCTAAGAATCCATTACCATACTTCTTATTTAATTCTTGCATATATTCTGTTTCTTCTCGTTTACTTTCCTGAAAATCCTTATTTAGGGTATCTTCAAACTCTTTTAATTGTAATTTATCAATTGCCAATTGCCCAAGTTTAAGAAGTAACTCATTATATTTTTGTTGAAGTAATTTGATTTTTTCAACTTCTTGCTCTGTTAACTTTATTTTAGCATCTTCTGCCATAGAACCTCCAATTATTTTTTATAATGTATTTAATAATGATAAAATTTATCATATATAAATATAAATTAAAAATCCCAAACATCAAAAAAAATTACTATTTTTTAACTTTTTTTAAAGTTTTTTTATAATTATTTAAATTATTTTTTCGGATATTTTTACTTTTGTCGGAGTCAATCCAACTTTAGTAGTAGGTTGATTTGAAATATCTTGTGGTAATAGATATCCAAGTAATGTTACTGTAAATGATGCTTTTACTAAACGTTCCTGATCTACTGCAATTTCTACCGCAGTATCAACTGAATCTATATCAGTTCTAAATTTGAATTTATCATAATCCCCCCAATATGTATGGGTGTGATAAATAATCTGCTCTACTATAGAATTCAATTGTTCAACAAAAGAAGTCCATACAATACAATCATATGTTATTATAACATAATTTGGTATTCTAGTATAATAATATGTATCTTCTTTTTTGCTCTCAGGCAAATCAGGATTTAATAATGAAAAATTATCATATCGTTTATTTTTATTGTATTTCATTGATGATACAAAATACAATTGATCTATTCTAGGAAACATCATCTGATCATTTTTTGCAATAGAATTTCTTCTATACATAATTAACGGATATATTAATTTAGATTTACCATCTCGGTAATATCCTTGTGTAGCCATGGATGCCCATCTTTCTGGATTTCCATATACAACAGGAACTACTACTTTTTCACCATTTTCTACCACAGTTGGTACTATAACTTTTTCAAAATAATATCCCAATGTATTATCAATATCATACAATGAAACTGATATGCTTTTTTCGGCAGGAACTACAGTCTGAGTATCATTTCTAATTTGTTGTATTCTGGTTTCTAAATCTTTTTTTAATACAGTATTTTCCATAACTATAGCTTTATCTTTAAATCCTCTAGCCATTATTATACCTCGTGTCTAATATTAATTACCGATTTATTAACCATAGTAGCACTAAATACAACCGAATATGGTATTTGAATTCTTCCACCTAATAATTGATTATCTATTACTGTATTTGATATTTCATAATATGCATTATTCCATTTTACTATATCACCTTGTTCTGGATAAAAATCCTTTTCTTTTAAGGTTTTTCTTAAAATGGCACAATTTATATTTTGTGTAATATTTGGACCTATTTCTATATCTTCGGTGGCTGGTTCTTGATTATCTATTAATGCATTACATACAATACCAGGTTCATAATATTTATCAGTAGATTCTCCATATAAATTGGTATTTTCAGCATCGTTGTATAAAGCATAAAATACTATCTTGGTTTCAATAACTTTATCTAATAATTCATGATTGATACCATAAAACATTCCAACATCTCTATTTGTTACAAATCTTGGCATAATATCTCCTTAAAATACATAAAATGGTCTAGGAATTTTATTCAATTGTTTTGTAACATTATCTGCTATTTCACCTTGAATTTGCATTTGAGTTTGCATGGATGTTCTTTCTAGATCTTCTCGTAATTGTGTTATAAGAGTTTCTTTTTCTGATTGAGCCTCTTGTTTTAAAGAATCGCCATTTAATGTAATTTCTCCATTTGGAATTGGAATGCTGCTATATTTAGATCTAACTTCGCCTATAATTTCTTTAGCACACGCTAATGCATATTTATATATCCATCTTCTGCCAGGATCATTTATTTTATTATATTCCATAAATGAATATGGCGCATCACCTAAGTTAGTTGTCACAGATCCACTATATAAATTAGCTGCAGTTGACATTCTTTCATCAGTAAATATATAATCTATCCACAATGTGAAATTTGCCATTGGAACTGGAAATAATCTTAATTGATTGTTTTTCAATTCAAATCCATATCCACTTCTTCTAACTTGCATATTTAATTCAACAGCTTGCATTCTTAATAAATCTTCATATATAGGCATAAGAGTATATGATAAACCAGTCGCAGCACCGCCATATATCATAGAATCCCAACCAAACTCACCTAATAATGTCATAGTACTATTAGGCAACCCATATTGAGACATGGCAGATAAACCATATCCAAATACTGCTGGTTCATAATGATGTACTCTTCTTATTTCAATTTTACGATCTGTTTGGAGGGATTGGTGCATTAAAGAATCTAAATTATATGTAGCAACTGATTGTGTTATTGGGATGGAATATTGTTTCCATGTTATATTTCCACCCACACCAGCTTCTTGACCGTATTCTTCGGCAATTTTTAAAACTCTATCTAATGTAATCGGAGCTGGTTTCTTTGAATAATCAATAAATGTGGATGATAATTTATCGTTATTTACTCCGATTAAATTTATCATATTTTCACGAATGGTAAATTGCTGTACTTGAGCGGAATATTCTGTTACTGCTTCTTCAAATACAGTATAAAATGCTTCAGAATCCATTTCAACATCGACCATGGGATATCCAAGTCGTCTTGCAGCCCATTTAGCAAAACGTGGCGCTTGATTCTGAAAATCTGGATCATTGTCGAAATACCCAAACCTTGTAGATCCAGATACTGGAGTTGGATTGTCATCCCATACTATAGGATTATATTCGAATGTTGGATTATAGTCCATGTAAATATCCCATTTAATTGAATAAAATTTATATATATAAATATAAATTTTTTCAATTTTTGGGCATTTACTTGAACAAAGACTTTATTAATTTTTTAGTTACATTTGGATCAATTTGAACACCATCAATGACTTGTTTCATTATATCTTTTTTACTTTCTATCATTTCAATCATAGTTTCATCGATAGTGTCTAATGTATATAAATAATAACAGTTTACAAAATTTGATTGACCAATTCTATAAACTCTATCTTCTGCCTGCTCATGAGTTGCAAAATTGTATGCAAACTCAACAAAAACTACTGTACTAGATGCAGTCAATGTAATTCCAACACTTGCAGATTCAATAGATCCTACAAATACTTTTATATCCGCATCAGTTTGAAATCTGGTTACAGATTCATCTTTTTGTTTATTAGTCATTCCACTAACAAAATATACACACGAATCTCCATAATGTTTTATAATAGCATCATATATTTCTTTATGATGTGCAAATACAACAACTTTTTCACCAGTTTCTATAATATTATCAACAAATTCAAAAGTCTTTTTTAATTTGCCTTTAGCAACAATTTGTTTTAATTTTTCCATTTTAACAAGTGCTTCTGCATTTTTTGCAGAACTAATTTTGGTTTCTAATCTAGCAAATATAACTAATTGTTTAGATTCTGCTGAAATAGTATCATCATTCATTACATCTTGTATAATTTCATCACTACTAAAATATTGCTGTTGCAACCATTGTAAAAATTTTGTATTTGCTTTATTATATTCAGGCATATTAGTTATTTCAATCGGAATATATGTCCTTTGTTTAGGTGGTAATTGTTCAAGAACATCAGTTTTTAATCTTCTGATAAATCCTAATTTACCAAGATTTTCATACAAATCATTTAAATTAGTTGCTCCACTATAATCCCAACCAAATTGAGTTTCCATTAAATTACAATATTTTCTGGCAAATCCCCACAATCCTCCGAATGTATCTAAATATTTCAATATTTGTAATTGTGAGATTAATTCTTTTGGTCGATTTAATATAGGAGTTCCAGACAACATAAAAATAAATTCTCTATTTTTACTCAACTCTGTAACAGATTTAGTTCTAAGAGATTTTGCATTTGATAAATAATGACATTCGTCGGCAATCATAGATTTAAAATGAATA